GTTAAGAAGGCGAAGGTGAGTGTTTTGATAATGAACATAGTAGATCTCCTAGCCCCTATTTGGGGGCTGTTGCAGTGTGGATTTTAGTTTTGAGGGTGGTTTTGGCTTGGTTGAGTGTGGTTTTGGCTCGGTTGAGTGTGGTTTTGAGTTGTTGGGTTGTGGTGGGGATGGTGAGGGTGATGGATGGGATGGTGAGTTTGATGGTGTTCATGGGGTAATCTCCTAAAGTTAAAATGCATAAAGAAATGACGAACGGGGCGAGCGAAGCGAGAAACGGATAGGGGTCCCTTGGGGTAAAAAAGGAAAACAAGGTTCCAATATCGGAATCGGGGAAGGGGGGTGGTTGTGGGACGGAGTCCCAAACCCAGCGAGCCGGGATCATGGAGTATTATTTTGCAAATAATTTTTTTAAATTTTCTATACGTGATACTATAAGCACTGCTAATATATAGTAGGGCTATTGTTGGAAGACTTGCAGAAGAGGCGTGACCAGAAAAATCGGAGCCAGCAGCGTCGCTATTACAGCGCGGATGGCAGGCCAAAACAGAGTTTCAAGACCGCGAGACGGCGCGCAACGTTAAAAGGACTGGAGTTCACCATTACACTCGATTGGATGGTGGATCAGATTGCAAAGCAAGAAGGGCGCTGCGCAATGACGGGGATACTGTTCGACTACACAAAGGACAGACGATACACAAAGCACCCATACAGTTTAAGTTTGGATCGTATTGACAACGCACAAGGGTATACGCCAGATAACACGCGGGTGGTGTGCGCAATGTACAATTATTGTAAAAACGTTGCCAGAGACGAGGACGTAGATTTTTTCGCATGGCAATTGATTCAACATAAATTCGGCACTAGACCGAAATAATATATAAGCAGTGCTTATAGGCCAACATTATGGAACTAGCAGAAGACGCTTTTGAAAAAGAAGTAGAGGTGCTACCGAGGTTAACCCGGCAGCAAGAGCAATTTGTGCGCTTCTATTTACTTGGTTATTCATCGCAAGAGGCAGCGAGCAATGCAGGACTCGACAAATACCGTGGCGCACAGCTACTAAAGAGCCCTGTAATCCAACGCACGTTGACCCATTTCAGGAACATGGAGTTTGAAGCGGTCGCAGTGACGCGTGAGAGCATCACCAAACTGTTCTTTGAGGCGCATCGAAAGAGTGGTACATCGACCGAAGAGGTTGCTGCACTGCGGGAGATCGCCAAGATGCATGGTCTCTACGAGCCACAAAAGATCCAGACGATCAGCGTAAATATCAACTCGGAGCGGCACATTGAAGCAGCGACCGACGCAGATTTACTCAAGTTGGCGGGTCTAGGGGATACGCACTTTGATCCTGGTGCAACGGTCGATGGCGAATTTACAGAAGTGGGGGTGGCTGGTGACAGTTAAAGACACGAAAAAATGTTCGTTTTGCAATGAAGAACGCCCGTTGACGCTGTTCAGCAATGAAAAAGCTCAAACGGTCTGCCAGAAGTGCAAGAATTTCGGTGATCGCCGTGCCTATCAGGCCATCATCAAGGACCCGAAGCGTAAGTGGGAGTTCTTGAAAGAAAAAGAAGATGAACATAAGGCTCGGGCAGCGGAAATGAACGTGAAGCTGCATAAAAAACGCGTAAAACAGTCGGAACGAGACACGTTGGAAAAGCAAGACCTAGGCAAACAGCCTGATTTCAAAGACGACGAGGGTGTTTTTGACCCTCAGATGGCGGCGAAGGCCGAATTAGCGAAGCGCGAGCTGGCTCGGAGGCACCTGTTGCCCTTTGTGCAACGGTTCAACGAGCAGTACATCCCGGGTTGGGTGCACAAGGACATTTGTTTGCGCCTTGAGCAGTTTTCAGACGACGTTGCGGCTAAAAAGTCACCGCGTTTGATGCTGTTCATGCCGCCGCGCCACGGAAAATCCGAATTGGCGTCAAAAACCTTCCCTGCATGGCACCTTGGGCGTTACCCAAATCACGAATTCATTGCCTGTTCCTACTCTGGCTCGTTGGCCATGGGGTTTTCGCGCAAAGTGCGTGGTCTGTTGCGTGATACGCAGTACCACTCGCTGTTTGAAACGCGACTTGACCCTGAATCGCAGTCCGCTGAGCAATGGCTAACGTCCGTTGGCGGTGGTTACACCGCAGCGGGTGTAGGTGGTGCGATCACAGGTAAGGGTGCTCACATTTTAGTCATCGATGACCCCGTAAAAAACCGCGATGAAGCGGAATCGGCGGTGTCGCGACAAAGTGCCAAGGACTGGTACACGTCAACGGCCTATACACGTCTCTCACCGGGCGGTGGCGTACTGGTGATCCTAACCCGTTGGCACGACGATGACCTCGCAGGCTGGCTCCTAGAGCAGGAGAAAGACGGCGGCGACACATGGGAAGTGATCAAGTACCCCGCCATTGCCGAAGAGGACGAAAAATACCGCCGTAAGAACGAACCATTGCACCCTGCACGGTACGATTCGGACGCATTGATGCGGATTCAGAAGGCCGTCGGTCCCCGTGACTGGTCAGCGCTGTATCAACAAAACCCAGTTGCCGACGAGGGTGATTATTTCAAAGTTGGCATGTTCAAGTACTACCGCGAGGGGCTGCTCGATAAGAAAAAGCTCAAGGTGTATTGCGCATGGGACCTTGCGATTGGTAAAGCGGACCGAAATGACTTCTCAGTGGGCGTCGTGGTGGGCATTGACCAAGACGACAAGATGTATGTCATGCACGTTGAGCGTGGTAAGTGGGACGGTTACGAGTTAGTGGAGAAAATCCTCGACGTTTATGAGGAATATCGCCCATCGATCGTTGGTATAGAACGAGGTCACATCGAAATGGCCCTTGGTCCGTTCCTACACAAGCGCATTGCAGAGCGAAAACTGCATGAAATGTACGTGAAAGAGTTAAAAACAGGGCGCAGAGACAAAGAAGCTCGTGCCCGTGCCATCCAAGGCCGGATGCAACAGGGGATGGTGTTTTTCCCCAAATTTGAATTGTGGAATGCAGGTCTCATGGCCGAGATGCTGCGTTTTCCAAACGGTGTACACGATGACCAAGTCGATGGCTTGGCGTGGGTCGGACTCATGATGTCCGAATTCAGCACCATAGTAGATAAAAAAGAGTCCGCCCCATCGTGGAAAGACAAACTCCCAGGATTATTGGCCCCGAACCACCGTAAATCAGCGATGAGTGCATAGCTATGGCAAAGAAGACGAAGACCGATCCCCTTAAAGAAGGCAAGATTGTAGAAACAAACTGGGCTCGGTACGTTCGGGCACGAGATGCAGGTCATCTCGACTACATAAAGACCGCAATGAAATGCGACCGATACTATCGGGGCGAGCAGTGGGACCAAACAGACATTGATGCGTTGGATTCAGAGGGTCGCCCACACCTAACGATCAACACCATTTTGAGTACTGTTAACACCATACTGGGGGAGCAAGCCTCTAAACGTGCTGACACGCAGTTCAAGCCCCGACGTAACTCCTCAGATGAGGTTGCGGCAGTGCTCACCAAACTGTACATGCAGATTAGTGACAATAACCAGTACGATTATTTGGAAAGTCAGGTGTTTTCTGACGGTGTAATCCAAGATCGTGGCTATTTTGACATCCGCATGAACTTCGATGACCACATCGAGGGCGAAGTGCAGGTTACGGCGGAAGACCCGCTGGACATTTTGCCTGACCCGGACGCCAAGGACTACGACCCAACCACATGGAATGAGGTGATTAAGACCAAATGGTTGAGTTTAGACGACATTGAGCAGCAATATGGCCAAGAAAAAGCCGACCGACTGCGCACAATTGCCGAAAATGGCGAGCATTTAGGCCGTGATTCAATGGATGTAGCCGAGGCACGCGACGTGACCTACGGTGACACCATGAATAGTGAGGTACGTGGGGGTGATTTTGACGATAAGCGCACCCTGAAAGCCGTCCGAGTGGTCGAAAGGCAGCACAGAAAACTGGTAATGACCCCACATTTTGTTGATCCAAAGACAAAAGACATGCGTCAGGTGCCAGAATCCTGGGACGAGGAGCGCACNGAGCTGTTTGCCAAGGAATATGGCCTAGGCATGCTTAAAAAGCTGATTAAAAAGGTCCGGTGGACCATCACAGCGGACAATGTTGTGTTGCACGATGACTGGTCACCTTACAAAAACTTCACCATTGTGC